AATTTTCTCTCTTTTCGGTGCAAAATGCACTTTATTTTAATATTTCAACCGCAAAAGTAATATTTTTATTTGAAATACAAAAAAATATTGAAATATTTATGGTGAATATGCAAAAAAAACTATTAAATAAGCATTAATCCGCAAAAAAATAGTTATCTTTGCATTATGAACGATTATCAAAATATTGCATACTTTGCTATTGTTTGCAATAAAACGTGCAAATTTCGTGCAAATAAAGGAGATACATACTTATGATTAAGATTTCAATTAAGTTGGATAAAAGGCGGCGATTGAATAGCGGCAGATTCCCTTTGAAGTTCAAAGTGGCTAGAAAAGATAGTGCCATTTATATCTCTACAGGGTATGAACTAAAAGAAGAAGAATGGGATGCTAAGAATGAGAAGGTGAAAGGAATACCCGAACAGAGAGTTATCAATATGAAGCTTATGAAAAGGATTTCCCTTCTCAATGATAAGATAGTGCAGTTGCAAGAAGAAGGCAAACTGCGCTACTTCTCTAATAAGAAGCTATCACTTTATCTGTCTAACGAAGAAGATAAAACCGATTACGAGAATCATCTTTTCAAAACACAGATGGCAGAATTTCTATCCAAGAAAGAAAGTGAGGGAACTAAACGCATATATATCGCAACAGAAAACAGAATAAAAGATTTCTGTGATTATGATACATTAAGGGTTGAAGATATAGATATAGACTGGTTGGATGATTTCGTTGATTTTCTAAAGATAAAAAATTGCAAAAACACCATTGCTATGAGATTAAGGATTATCCGAACCATCTTAAACTATGCTCGCAAAAAAGGTATCCTTAAAGAATATGTTTTTAATATGTATAGTATTAAATCAGAAGAAACAAGGAAACGCTCATTAACTGTTGAGCAGTTAAGAAAATTGCATGAAGCAAAGTTATCACCTATCCGCTCTAAACATCGTGATATGTTCTTTCTTATCTTCTATCTAATGGGTATAAATGTTAAAGACCTATCGAAATTAGAAAAAATAGAAAACGGCAGAATCTCCTATCGCCGCTCAAAAACGGGAACGCTATATAATATAAAGGTAGAACCTGAGGCTATGGAGATTATTGAACGATATAGAGGAAAAGAGCATCTGATAAAGCAATTCGATAGAAAAGCATCGTATCTAAGCTTTGACCAAGCCAACAATAGATGTCTTAGCAAAATCTGCAAAAGTATAGGAATACCCGAAGTAACTACTTATTGGGCAAGACATACCTTTGCTACTATTGCTTATGAAATCGGTATCAGTATGGACGTTATCGCTGACTGCCTTGGGCACAAGAATAGCCATAGAATAACCTCTATATATGTACGCAAAGACCAACAACTGATTGACGAAGCCAACCGAAAGGTTATTGATTATGTTCTATATGACAAGAAGGGGTAGAGCTTTTGCCCTACCCTTTCTTATTCTATTACTTCCAAATACTTCAACTTTGCGAATCGATATGAGTGATACATTGCACAAAGATTTTTCACTTTAGAAGTGAAGCACTGAATGCAGCCTGTATAATCATCAAATCCTAAAATGATATACTTATCTTCAATATACCCTGCTACGTATGCCCCAATGTCCTTTCCTTTATAAAGAACTCGCTTACCTAGATGAGCATAGAAAAATTCCTCGTTTGTCATACGCTGCTTGAATTTAATGATAAAAAACTCAGTATCAAGCCACTTGTCGGGGCATAAGCCCTTTTTCGGCTTACCAATACTGATACTCTCAATCTCCTTTTCGATACGTGGACTATCCTTGCGGTAGCCGTTGATGAAGAGAACGTGAGTATATTGTTTTAACACAATTCTCTGTGCGTCAATATATTTTTTAAGCAAATCCGTTCTCCCTGCTAAAGCCGAGGCAAGATTTCGCACATCAACAACATTGCTGTTATTGTGAAATAATCGTGCTACCCAATACGGCTTAATCTCCCGATACTCCTCTGTCTTCTCACCTGATACGATTTTATCGAACCATTGCTTGCTGACGGTGAGGGTCAATACTTTCTTTTCCATCATTCCACCTCCTCCCAATCGGTTGAAAAAATAGTCTTTGGAAGTAACCATAAAACTGGTGTAGCTCTTCCTACGCTATTATACATTAATGCCTCTGAACCAAGATAGTTCTTATCAATGTATACGTATGTGCCGTCCGCAAAAATCTTACGTCTCACTTTCTTCCCCTCCTTCATTCTTCTCAGAGCCTCCGAGAAGTCAAATGTTTCCTTGCTCATTATAATTTTGCTTTAAAGTTGTAAATTGGTTTAATAACATCTATCACATCAACCGTAGGTTTTATTAGCTCAACAATCTCTTCGGTTGGCTTGTATGCCATAGGTGCTTCATCAATGGTTTCTTCACAAACTGATGTGGAATAAATACCATTCATTTCATTCTTGTAAGAATCCATAGATAACTCTTTCTTTGCCTGTGTACGAGACATCAATCTACCTGCGCCATGAGGGGCAGAGCATAGCCAATCTTTGTTACCTTTTCCCTTGCAGATAAGAGAACCATCACGCATATTCATTGGGATAATGACTACCTCATTCTTTTTTGCCCTGATAGCTCCCTTTCGCAATATACCCTTGTCTGTATCTATATAGTTGTGAATGGTTGTAAAAGAATGCTTTTCTGAATTTGGGTCAATATCCACACCTAGAGCATTGACGAGTCTGTTAGTTATAATTCTTCTATTATGCTCGGCATACTTCTGAACTATACGCATATCATTTAAGTAATCATCAAGCAAATCGCCCTCCAAGTAAGAAAGTTCCTTGCTAATATCTCTAGTACCTAACAACTTGATAGCACTCTGTATTTCCTTTTCTCTTCCTTCGCTTTTCAACTTGGCAATAACCTCAGACTTATCAGCTATTTTCTTACGACAATACTCGTAGGCAAGTTTTTGGTAATAGTTGCATACCCTAACACCAAGGTTTCTACTTCCTGTATGTATCACAAGAAACTTCTCTCCTTCTTCATTTGCATCTAACTCAATAAAGTGATTGCCACCGCCAAGACTTCCAACAGAACGATATACTATTTCCATACTGGCAATACAATCCCAAGCACGGAATTTGCCAAACATACAACCATCAACCAATCCGTTTATGTAGGCTGATACTTCTCCCTCGTTGACATTAAAACCAGACGGAATCAACTTATTGACTGCTTCATCAAATTTCTGCAAGTCAATATCAACTTTACCAAGTCTTACGACTTTCATGCCGCAGCCTATATCTACTCCAACAGTGTTAGGAACTACTCTGTTATCAAGCTCTATTACCGTGCCAATAGTGCATCCTTTACCTGCATGGCAATCTGGCATTATTCTTATTTTACAACTATTGTAAGCCTCGCTATTAGATAGGGTTTCTATCTGTTTGATAGCTTCATCTTCTATTGTCTTTGCGAAAATCTTTGTAAACTCATTCATATCTCTTAATCTTTACGTTTAACTTTCTCAAAATAAAACACTACCTTCTTGTCGAACTGAGGAATAATAAGACCATAGGCAATACTCATCTTCACTTGAAACTTGGCAGCGCCACTTAGCAAGCCAACCGCCTGCCTCTTTATTTCTGCTCTGAACTGTTCTAAGGTCATATCCCTCTTACGGAAGTTACAAGCACGGCAAGCTGGCATATAGTTCTCTAAGCTATCCTCGCCTTGAGTTACTGCGAACTTGCCTTGTTTCTCATCCCATCTGGAATACATTCCTCTGTTTTTGGGAACAATATGGTCTACTTGCATATCCTTGTACTCTATAGTCCTGCCACAATAGGCACAATGACCATCATACATACGATATACCTTTAGTCTAGTTTCCTTATTCATTTCTTATTTTTTTTAAGCTTCATACGCTAATTCTTTTTATCTCCAAATAATACGTGTCTTCGATAAGGGAAGAAATAGCAACATTCCCCTGGACCCCACCAACTAGGAGCATCCTTCATACATCTACGACATATTGCTATATTCTTCTCAGCTTTTTTGTTGTCACGTTCAAACTTTCTTCGTTCTCTTCTTGAAAGAGGAGGATAAGGATAAGGATTAGTATCTTCCTTAAACACTTTGGTGGCTAAAGCATTCAGTCTTTGAGCTACTATTTCTAATATCTTTTCTATCATACGCTACTTCTTTTTATCCAGCCATTGCATAACATTATAATAGGAACTATCTTTGTAACTTTTTAACGACACATCAAAATTGCCATCTTTAAAATAATCAGATAAATCACCTCTCCAATAACCATTTATGAGATTCTCTCGTATGATACTTGCAGTTTCATTAATACAACGCTTAATGAGTTTCTGCTGCTCCGCATTCTTGTTGTAATGAAGAAGCGAACATGATGCTCGTTTGAGCCATCTCCACCATTTTGAAGAAATCTTCTTTACTTCTATCCTTTCGGGAAGTTCCTCTCTTTTCGTGTGCATATCAATGAGCTTGTTATACTCTTCTATGCTAATTGTTATTTGTCTTTCCATACGCTACTTCTTTTTATCGAATTTATTACCAACAATTGACCATTCAGAACAGTGAGCAATAGCTGTAAAAGAAAAATTAATATTCCCAGTAACATCTGAACATTTAAAACCACATGAAGAATCATCCCATTTTACTGTGGCTACCCTTTCAAAGTGTGGGCTACTTATAATATCACCTTCCCAAATCTCATTTCCTTCACAATCTTTCAACCCTGTGAACATACAGACTGTAGAAGGGTCAACGTCAGTTATACCATCTTTTATATGGTCTCCTCCTATACATACCCTATTCCCAAGACGTACTAAATCGCCCTCAAACCATTTTCCTGAGTTGAGCTGCTTAGCCTTGAATTTTATGTTTTTTATTTTCATAAGCTATTCATATAAAATTGTTATTATTTTACTTTTATCTACCTTCAATATAGCTTCTTTTGCTTTATTAATCGAAGAAAACAAATAGTCTGGGCAAAGGTTATATGCGCCATAGTCCCAATAATGGATAAGTCCAAATAACAATGAATGTCTTTTATCTACACGATAAGCAAGGATTGGATTATCCTCAGAATCGTAATGTATGCCTTTAACAGCCTTACTTTTGCGATACATGTCTACTATTCTATAGGTTGCCATAACTATTTTTTCTTTAAATGTATACACTCTATTAATGACCTCACCCCATCGCACACAGGACAATAGTGTTTACCATCAATCATCTTCCAGTTTGAAAAGTCTTCAATATCAGTACTTTTGTCGTGGAATAGTGCAGAGCAAGTATCTGTACCTTCAAATACTTCTCCGCATCTATCGCAAACAATCTGATACATTGTAATCGGTCTATACATAACTATTCTTATTTAAGTTCTACTGGCTCATCCTCCGAAGTAAGTTCTCTTCCGATGAGTTTTCTGATGCTGCCCTTTGGAAGTTGAAAACCATAAGCTCCATGTCTATCTTGTGGCAACCAATAATTATGTTCGATACAATCACCAGCCCACATATCAGGCTTGTAGTTGAATATCCATTCTCCGATATAATCTACTGCTACCCATGCCATAACTATATCTTTTTAAGTTTTATTTTTATTGCCTTCAAATTTCTTTCACCTCCATCCCAGAAACATGAACGTCTAAGATAGAAAGGTTGACCTTTAAGCCAAGGGAACTTGGCATAGAAAGCCTTCCATTTAGCCTTTCCTGCTTTCAAAGAAGGTACTTCTATACAGCTTCTTGCATAGCTACTACCAAAGACTAATGTATTATCACAAACGTTTTTATCCATAACTATTCCTCCAACTTCAATTCTGTTCCACCATTACGACTTTCCTTCAGAAAATCATTAACTTCTTCCTTGTAGCTATAACCACAATCCTTCTGAAGAGCCTTTATCTTCTTATAACCGATACCAGCTTCTCGGCAAAGTTGTGCTGCTGAGCTGTAATCTTTGATATAGCCAATCACATTTTGAATAACTGACCACTGACCTCGCTCGAAGTCTGTAACGCTATCATCTTGTGGAATATCCAATGCTTTGTTGCACAATCCACACACTCTAACCATTTCTTTTTCAAGCTGCTCAAAGGAGTACTGTCTCCAGTGATATGTAAGGTAGCTTGCACTACCCAATGCTTCTTTAACTTTATTGTTCATAACTATTCCTCCACTTTTACACCGAAGGGAAGCCCATCAACAAAGGTGCAAAATTCAAACACTTCATTAAAATTACATGTACCCTCATCATAAACTTCAACAAAACCTCTTGAATCTACATTTTCAATTACGAATTTACTACCATTTCTGTCTTTTACCCACCCGAAAGGCTGATGATTTTGCATCTCCTGCCAACACTCCTCAGCATTCTTGAAAGGGCGGTACTTTGGTTCTGGCTTGATTCGGTACTCTGTATTATTCCAAAACTCAATCTGTTTCATTTCCGTCCAATCATTCGGAACATCTGTGCCTTCTACAGCACTTGGTTTTGTTCTACACTCAATTACCTTTCCTTCAGCATAAGCTTGCAGAATAGGATAAAATTCTTTAGCTTGATTTCTGTCCATAATTTAGTCCTCCAACTCTTTAAGCGCATCCTCAATATTGCCCATAGCCTTCCAAAGAAGGATATGCTGAGTAGCACCACCTTTATTGTACTCGTCAAGCTGATTGAATGCTTGACTTAATAATTCCTTAATTTTACTCATTGCTTATCCTCCTTTGCCTTTTTAAGATAAAATTCTCTCCAATCTTCAAAAGTCCAATCTCTTGTGTTATGAGTAAGATTGAAAACTTCCGTATCTTTTTCTAACTGGAATAATAGCCAAGCATAATCTTCATATCGCTGTCTTAGCAATCTCTTGCGACACAATCTTACATGCTTGTATAACTTATAATCAGCGGTTGCAGCATCAAAGATTATTTTACCTATTATTGCTAACAGATAAGCAGATATAACACCTAATGCAATCCAACCTAATATTGTAATTACTAAGTCCATATTCTTTTCTTTTTACCCTCTCCATTTTACAGGAGAGGGCGGTTAATTAATCTTTTTTCGGCTTAATACCCCATGCAAGGCATCCAAATCTAATATCTGTATCAATGTTTGAGCCATCAAAAACTCTCTCTTCTCCACCAATAGACGTTAGGGTAATGCCTATAGGCAATGAAGGATAAAGATATAGTGGAATCAAACGAAGTCCAAGAGTATTTTTCTCGTTGGCAACCTTCTTATCAAATTCCTCCTTTGTAAGATGTCCCTTGTCTAATTCAGATTGTAAACAAGAAATTTCTTCCTCAACATCTTCTTCAGATTGCCAACTTCCAAAATGCAAAGCCTTACACTGACTTTCCGTAAGAGCATTCCAATCAATATCTTTCTTAAACTGTTCTTGAACTTTTTGCCAAGCATCATTGAGACTTTCCTTTTTAAATTCTTCGTCCCACTTTTTATATACTTGGGTACACGCAATTTGATTTGCGAGCCATTTTAAAGTATTATTAACTTTGTTTTCTAATGAAATTTGTTCCATATTACTTATATTTATATCCCATAAGGGATGGTTAGTTACTCAACTTCTGCTGACTTCCAATCTGGATAGCCACCCAAGTCCTTTTCTTGTCCACAATTCATTTCAAGCCAGTCTTGCAGGCAATCTTTAACTACTTCTCTGTCCTCTGAATCATCATTTGATTCAATGATAACCGTAAACTTATGTTTCATACTAATATCTATTTATGCCAAAAGGCAGTTAAACTATTCTTATTTATGTATAAACTGACTAAAATCCACCTTGTCGTTAATAAGGATGTTTGCAGCCTTTAAACCCTTTATGAGAAGTTCCAACTGTTCTTTGCCGATATAGAAAAGTCTTCTTGTTATTTTCCTATCTTCGTATGCACCAAGAAGAACTCTATCGTCTTCAACTTCTATGTTTATAAAGGGCTTATCCTTTAATGTTATATCCAAACTATATTTGCCCATACCTACACCTCCATTACTTAAAGAATAAATTCATCGTCATCAAACTCATCCTCTTCATCTTCAGGAAATGGATAAATGGTGAACTGAAAATCGTCTAAATCTTCAATATTCTTATCTGCCATATTAGCAGCTACGATACCAAAGTTATCAGCAATACAAGAAGGAGATTCACCTTCCTCTAGTTTTGTTCTAAATTTCTCGGCTGTACATTCGTCAGGAACGTTAATGAGTTCTACTACTAATCTTATTGTTTTCATACGCTTATATTTTTAAATTGCTATCTAATTGCAAGCCATAAAGAATATGTTGGAGTTCATCTACACCTTTTATCATAACAGCATCGTCTTTTCCGTCATTGAAAGATACAGCGTAAATTCCCAAAAAATTATTATATCGCAAAGTGAAAGGGCAGTCTTGGTGTTTGTACCACCTATGCCCAAAACATTCTCCTTCAGAGCGATAACATGTCCATCCATTCTTTTCAAGAAACTCTCCCCAAATATGAACGTGCATAATATCATTTTGACAAATTTTGCCCAAGCTTTGCCCATCAATAACTTTCAAGTCGTAAGAATAATCTATATTGAACTGATAGATGCTACAGATAATACAGATAAATCCGTGACTATAAACTATATCTCCCACCATATAACGAGGTGGCTTTCTAAATTCTTTCTGTGCCATACGCTTTACTTTTTACGATGATTGTACTTTTTAATAGCATCCTTCTTAGAAGCTGCCATAATCTTAACTCCCTTAATAGTGAACTCATGCTGCGCCTTTGGCTGACACTTCTGCTTATCAGAAGGAATATTGCCTCTTGGTGCGTCAAGTCTAGGACTTGAACACCCGAAAATATCATTTTGTGCATAAGCTGCCGTAGCAGCCATTATTAACGCCATTCTCATTAAATTTCTACTCATTCTTATCTCCTTTCTTTTTAGGAACATACTCATCCAACTTTTCATCAAACTCATAGCAGTCTGGGCAGTAGTGCTTATCACCAATCTCCGCCCATTCGCTTTCCATTGCTTGCTCTTTGGCTGTTCCTTCGTCCAACCAAGCCACAATGCCATTAAACTCTTCAATGAAGGTCTTTCCACATCTGTCACAAACGACAGAGTACATAGTAACTGACTTAATCATGGTTGCATCCTTTCAGTAAATCGTCAATATATATCCACCTCTTGATAGCATAGTCGCTGCGCTTAAAACTAGATTCATCCCAACCAAAGTTGGAAAGGTGCGAAGTAACATAGTCTATCTCATCCGTCATGTTGAGTGGTCTATGATACACAACTTCTACCAAACATTTATAGTACTTTTTTGGATTTTCATCAATAGCATGCCACAAGTCTTTAATAAACTCATTGATAGCCCACTTAGCACCTAGTCCAATAGCTTCTTTGATGTCCTCTTTGTAGAACATTTCCTCCTTTTCATCATTATTGAAGACTATCTCTTCACCATTGAGCAAGAATCTATCCTCGTAGATTTCTTCCTTTGCAGCTTCTATTTTATTATCATCTATCATAATCTACCCTTTCTTTTTCTAAGTTGATTCTTTCTACGCATTCTTCTTTGCGCCTTACCATCTTGTATATCTTCACACTTAAAGTGTGGTGGACAATACCAAGGTATGCAATTCGTTAAATCTTCATTACCCATATCTAGCCCTCCACGTCTTTAGTTGTACCTAACAATGATTCATTGCCAGCATAAGGAATGCAATATACCCAATTAGCATAAACGCAATGATAATATTCATCTTTGTCTATATAACCAAACAAATTTGCACGCCAATTATCTGATTTACTATCTCTAACCAATACCTTATCAAATGGTCTCAGCTCAACCTTCGGTTTCAAATACATAATCTTTTTCTTCTCAGCATCCCAAGCCTTGCCTTCCTTTGCAAGGGTGTCAAAGAGTTGTTGTTTCTCTTCTTCTGTGGCTAATCTTAAAATCATATCTTGGAGAGTATGACCATGAATATTATATTCTATAATTTTTGTATTAATATTAAAAAAGACATGAGAATCAAAGCCTTTCCCAAAATTAATATACTCCCAAAATATTACTATAGCTGAATATTTATCCCAAGTCATTTTGATAATATCCCCATCCTTGAACTCAGGCTGCTTCTCTATCTCCAATGTCTCCATATTCAGCTTACCACTTAATTCTTTCTCAATGGTATTGATGTATGTAGCGGTACAACTATGTGATGCTTTGTGCCAATCCTTTGTATCCAAAAGACATGAGTAAGATTGAATAGACTCTTTGTTATGCTTAACGAATACAGCCTTACTTGTTTGGTATGAAGAATGAGCAAATTCTTTGAATACACAATAGTCGCCATCTCCATTAGCAAGTACATCGCCCTTCTTCCAAGAAAACTTTGTCCAATCACGCATTTCCTTAGAAGGAAAGAGAATCCGTAAACCATCAGGATAACCTCTTTCTGTACCAAATTCGGAATAACCACGATGGCAAGTAGTATTATTATTAGTCTCATTCGTACACCAGACTACTGTTTCTGTATCTGTAGTACTGATAGTATCTAACTCTACATCTATATTATGCAACCAGTCATACAACTTAGTTCCTTGCGGTTTATCCTTTAAAATAGCCGTTATATTAATTTTTGTCTCCATATCACTTCACTCTTTTAAATTGAACATTCTTTCCGTCTTTTCGCTCATTTGATGCGCACTTGATTCGATTACACATGTCTATATTGATACAGTTTGCAATTTTATCAAAGAAACAACCACTACAATCGGCTTCCTCGCTTTCAACCACCTTTAAGGTGATTTCTGAGCCAATAGGTAAATCTTCCATAACTAAACCAATTTTTGTGTTAAACAATACTGGTAGTAACTTATACTGCCAACATATTTTGATATTCTTGGCAGCTCACCATCATAAGGAGTGACTTTCAATCCATCAATGAAATCAGCATTCTCAGTTGATACCTCGGTATCATGCTCATTCATAAACACCTTTTGCGCTGTCGTAGAATGGCTTTCAGCTCTAAGCTTACCGAGTGACCGCCAAACCTGCTTGCTATGGATGAACAATCCATGCAAAGGAATAGTCTTTACTTCTACTTTTGTTCCCATAACCTTTATTTTAATACATCTATTCTCTATCTAAATAAAACGGGGAATATCGCAATATTCTCATTTCTCTTCTCATTTTAATCTCAGCTAAACGAGCAGCTTTATAAAGCTTAATATATGGTTTATCTTTGAGATATTGAATAAATTCGACAACAGAATATTCTTTCTTTTCCATAATCTTAACCATTTAAAGATGATAATAACTATTTGATACCCTTGCGCCCAAATCGAAGCAGCCAACGGCATCAGGCTTTAAAAATCTCTTTTGAAGCTTCTCTAAAGCCTCTTTATACTTCTGCTCCATGTGCTTGCAATGAAGCTTTTGAGCAGTTCTAAGTTGAATGATAACACCCTTACAAGCTACCTCGTATTGTTTTTCTGACATCATTTTCTGTATCTCCTATATTTAAACGTTAAACAAAATCTTAGTTTTTTATAATCTAATTATATACCACCACAGAAGCGAAGCGAGCCGAAGGCGAGCCTTCCATTACCTCATAGGTATTAGCATACACCCTACAGATTACCCCTCTCTTGATATAAGTATAGTTATTGAGTATCATATCCTTTATATAGTCAATAGAGGATAAAAAACGTTTTTCTATGTTTCTGTATTTGCATAAAATCTCGTTTTTGACCGCAAACTTTACCAAATCAAAAGCTTTTTGTACGCTTACGCTTAACTTCTCAGCTATATACTTATATGATATACCATTCTCTCTGAATTTATCGCCGTAGCCAAAACGATTACAAACCTTCTTAGCCGCCTTCAACTCTTTTAAGCCTTTAGGGTGCTTAGACTGCTGAATCATTTGCTTAGCGTAATTCTTTCGATTCTGTACATCAATGATAAGCATAGCAGATAAGGTATCTTCTATGAACTTTACATTCTGCGCATAGGCATTCTTTTTAGAATCATTCCTTGAAATAAACTCGATATTAGGAACAAGGACGTTCCTGTGAGAGGTATGACTTTTTAGAGACTTGAAGACGAGGCAACGATTATTCTTGCCCGTGAACTCAACCAAGCCCAGAGCCTTCAAGGTATCAATACGCTTACGGACAGCACAGGCACTTACTCCCGTGATTTCGTGAAGCTTATTGATGCTCCATCTTTGCACGGCAGAAGACTTGACCCTTGTCTTAATGAAAAGGGAAAATGCAATTGCTTTCCTTAGTTCGGGATTGCAATACATATTGTTCAATATCTTTCTGCGTATCTCCATTTTACAGATGCTTTAAAAAGTCAAGAGCAGCAAAGAAATGGGGATTCTCTGCTGCTCCGTATTTAGTAGCCTTGCGGCTCACGTAAATCCAAAATCTTACACATTAGAAAGTTCCCCATAAACTCGCTAAGTGATAGTGTTCTTTCTTAAACACACCGCAAAATTAATAAAAATCTGTCAAATAACCAACTTTTCTATTAATAAATTTAAAATAATTAATAGTTTCTATTCGCTTTTTAATAGATTTTTATAACTTTGCATTGTATTTTCTATTAATAACCAAATAATAAGTAATAGCGTATGATATACAATCAATATCAGCAGTACGAACTCTCCGACCGCATCATGCAAGCGGTATGTGAGGTAGGCAAGGTTACGTTCATGGAACTTTGCTCTGCGGTGAAGACCGTCAAGCTCAACACCCTTAGAGGACTATATTGTCTCATAAGCCGTGATTATTGCATTCATCCCGACCGCTCGGCTCGCCTACTCTGCCGTACCAGAGCAAACGTAATCAACCAAGCACGAAAGTATATGCAATACATTCAGTCAAAGGATAAGTACACCTTATCTATATATAACCAAATCATAGAACTCTTAAAAAGTAACAAAGAATGAAAAGAACAGATTATGAGCTTACCCTGCCCGACCAGCTCTTCCCAACGGACAATGACCTAGAGATTCCGACACTCGATATTGATATGCAAGCCAAGGAGTGTCAGTCACCCTTCCTTTGCTTCGGCGAACAGAAGAGAACCTTCAATCTCAATGGCGAAGGCTCTTTGCACTTCTATACCGATGATTACCGCTTCTCAGCTATCTACGAGCACCCTGAGAAGATATTGCAGCATCATCCTGCCGTTATCGTTGAGCCGAACTTCTCCCTATATAATGAGATGCCCGTATCTTTCGGCTTGCAGGCTATCTACAAGAAACGTTGGATTGCCCGTTGTATGCAAGGTAAGGGTATCGGTATCTTCGTTGACCTTAACGTGGCGCAGAAGTTCTATCGCCTCAATATGATTGGCGTACCTCGTGGATGGCGTGCCTTCGCTACCCGTGGATATTCGGATAGACTGAATAACCTCGCCTTTGAGTATTCCATCGCAAGCGATTGGGCAGAGGGCAAAGAGCCGCTATTTGTTATCTACGGCGGCGGTGCTGAGTGTCGGCGGTTCGCCCAGACCCATAGAGGTTGCATCTACATCAACCCCGTTGTCACTACTAAGAAACAGCTTGCCGCCTTGCAGAAGATTCACGAAGGTGTTGCCTTTATCGGAGAAGAGTTCTCTGTTAAGGCGCAGCTTGATAAGCTCACACCTTTCTCCAAGCAGATTGAGGATTTCCGAACAGATAACGTCTCTAAACAGATTGAGGAAAAGTAAGATTGTTTATGCGAGATATGGCATTTATTTGCTGTATCTCGCTTTCTTTTGTATCTTTGCATCAGCAAAACGGAAATTGTGGAATATAGGTTCTGAAGTGTCATAACAATATGTATTAGTTAAGATTTGGTTAAATGAAAATAATAGTTAGTTATTAGTCTATAAGCAGCCGCCTGTGATAGGTAGCTGCTTTTCTTATATATAATAGGTATAATATTTTATGATAACTTCAAAGGCTACTCATTATATGGGTAGCTTTTTTATTTGTTTACACGCAACCTATTATTTTCTATTAAAACCCGAATAATCTCCGTAACTTTGCAAATAATAATTATTAAATAATAAAATTATGGCAAGAGAAAAGAGAATCTCACAGAACCCATCCATCGCAAAGGATGAGCTTCTTGTAAAGCTGGGTTTTCGTGAAATGATTGACATTACAAAGCTCCTCTATAATGAGGGGCAGATTGATGGCGTTCCAAAGAACCCTCGCTACTTAAAGGAGAGCGAGCACGACAAGCTCGTCAAGTCACTCGCCGATAGCCCAGAGCTCTTAGAGTACAAGCCTTTGATGGTTTATGGCTTGGAGGATGGTACATACGTCACCATCTGCGGTAATATGCGCCTCAGAGTGGCTAACGAGTTACGCATCGGTGGAAATACGAACTTCGATAAGCTGCCTTGTTTCGTCTTGAAGACCGATACCCCAATTCAGAAAATCAAGGAGTATGCTATCAAGGATAACGTGCAAGCAGGTAATTGGGATTGGGATGAGCTTGCCAATGGTGAATGGGAAACCGATGATTTGCAGAATTGGGGTGTTGATTGCTCTTTTCTCAATACCGATGAGGATGATACCGATATTGATAAGCTATTCGAGGATGCCCAAAATACCGAGAGCAAAGTTAAAGATATTAAGCTCTCCGTCCATATTCCACAAGAGTTGGAAGATAAGGTAGATGAGATTAAGGAGATTATCAAGTCTGCCGTTTCCGAATACGATGGTGTGGAAATAAAATAATAGAGATATGGAAGTCTATCTTGCGGGGGGGGCTTACTGGAAATCTTAGTAAGTTTTGGAAAAGTGTTAGTATGGAATTATATATAGCAGGGACTTTAAGTCGTCCCTATGTTTATAAAAAGGCTATGGAAGTTTTTTTAGCAGGTGAACACCCAGTAAAGAACGGCAAGGATGCCGATTGGGAAGGATTAAATATATTGGAAACTTACTATTATCTACAGAATAATAAAGAGTTTCCTCGATTGATAGGCAATTTTCAGAATTTCCTATTAGATAGTGGTGCTTTCACATTTATGTCGGGAGCAGGTGTAGTTAACTTCGATAAATACGTAGAAGGATATGCTGCATTCATTAAGAAATGGAACGTAAAGAATTTCTTTGAGCTTGATATTGATTCAGTTGTTGGTATCAAGGAGGTTGAAAGACTTCGTGAAAAGCTCGAAAGATTAAGTGGACGTAAGCCTATCCCCGTTTGGCATAAGTCACGAGGGAAAGAGTATTTCGTTGAAATGTGCAAGAATTACCCTTATGTGGCTATTGGTGGCATCGTGACTAAAGAGATACCTATCAATAAATATGAGAAGTTATTTCCTTGGTTCGTAAAGACAGCACATAAATATGGCTGCAAGATACATGCCCTTGGATATACAAATATTAGAGGATTGCATACGTATCACTTTGATTCCGTGGATTCTACAGCTTGGCTTTATGGCAATATGAGCGGTTCTATATATAAGTTCAATGCCAAGAACGGAACTATGGATAAAACCAAAGCACCTGAGGGCAAGAAACTTCGCTCAAAGTTGGTTGCTGCACATAATTTCGGCGAGTGGGTACGCTTTATGAAGTACGCTCGTGCAAGATTATAAAAGATAAATATTTAAATTTTAATTAGTTATGAAAGATTCATTGATTATTGTATCAGGAGGTATGGACTCGGTAACTCTCCTGCATGAGAAGAAAGAGAACATTGCTCTCGCTATTTCTTTTGATTATGGCTCTAACCACAATCAGAAGGAGATTCCTTTTGCTAAGTTGCATTGTGAGCGACTTGGTATCAAGCATATTGTTATTCCACTCAACTTTATTCACGATTATTTCAAATCCTCTCTCCTCGAAGGTGCAGAAGCTATTCCCGAAGGCAACTACGATGATGAGAATATGAAATCAACCGTAGTTCCTTTCCGTAACGGCATTATGCTCTCTATCGCTTGCGGTATCGCAGAGAGTAACGGATTGAAGAAGGTGCTTATTGCTAACCATTTCGGCGACCACGCTATCTATCCAGACTGCCGCAAGGGCTTTATTGATGCCATGTCAGAGGCTATGAAGAATGGTACTTACGAGGGTATCAGCATTGATGCTCCTTACACCAACATTACGAAGACAGATGTTGCTCGCCACGGCAAGAAGCTTGGCATCAACTACGCTGAAACTTGGAGCTGCTATAAAGGCGGTGAGAAGCATTGTGGTAAGTGTGGAACTTGTATGGAACGCAAGGAAGCTCTCCGTGATGCTGGTATCTCTGACCCAACTGAATACGAGGATGAGTAAGGCAAGCGGTAATACAAGGTTACTTACACCAAAGCAAAGACAGATAGATAAGGCTCGGAACGAATATAATCAAATCGTTTCGAGTTCCTTGGTTGATGCTTCTTTATCATTTTTCTCTGAACAGACGGGTGCTCACGCTATCTTTATGAAAGGACATAATCATACTGATAAAATCGCTGATGCCGAAGCAGAATTGGAAGTGGCGAGAGCTATCGCAGATAATGGTATAAATGTTACACTTACTCCTGAAGGCGATAAATATACGATGTATGCAACCAATGTAAAGATAAACAAGGATGGTTCTAAAAAGTATAAATTCGCAGAAGGTTTAATGGCGACATATACCTACGAGCAGAAAACGCCTACTGAGATTAATTCTTCTGCAGAAAGTTCGGTTCGTCTTGCTATTAATCATGCAAATGATAAGCACGCACAGATAGCATTGATATATGATAAGCATTCACTCTTTCATACCAAAGATATTGAGAACGGAATGAAACTTTATCAATCAAGGCATAAAGCATGGAAGACTAAAGGTGTAAAAGCTGTTGTAGTAATTAGCAGTAAAAAGATACTATACGAACATCATTTCGATGAGTAAAAAGCAAGGAGCATAAGGCGATGCCACCATACTGTGCTCCTAAGACAAAAGTCGGGCTGCTGACATCTTCGCTACCGACTACCCTTTATTAGGTCGCAAAATTAAGAATAAAAATTGAAATAACAAAATAAAAGAAAGGAAAATTATGTATTACGTTTCAAAAAGAATGGAGATTGCCGCTTGTCATAAGCTGAATCTCTCTTATGAAAGCAAGTGCGCCAACCTTCATGGGCATAATTGGATTATTACTGTCTACTGCAAGGCTGAAAAGCTGAACAAGGATGGTATGGTGATGGACTTCAAGCATATTAAGCAGAAGATTCACGGCTACCTCGACCACGGCAACCTCAACGAGCTTTTGCTTTTCAATCCTACTGCTGAGAATATCGCCAAATGGATTGTTGCTCAGTTCCCAGAGTGCTACAAGGCACAGGTACAGGAGAGTGAAGGCAATATCGCTGTTTATTGTGACGATGATAAAATTGACGGAAAGGAGGCTCTCTAATGGCTAAGTATAAAGTAAACGAAATCTTCTACTCTATCCAAGGTGAGGGAAGACATGCAGGCAGAGCGGCTATCTTCGTCCGCTTCTCGGGTTGTAACTTGAAGTGCCCTTTCTGTGATACTGACTTTAAGAAGTATGAGGAAATGGGGGCTATTGATATTCTGAATAAGATTCAGTTGCTCTCACCTGATTGCAAGTTCGTTGTCTTTACGGGCGGGGAGCCTACATTACAGGTGGATGAGGAGCTTACTACCCTTCTCCAAAATTGGGGCTATTATATTGCTATGGAGACCAACGGAACGCACAAGATTCCAGGCGGTATCAACTGGGTTACTTGCTCTCCTAAGTGTTTATTCGTTAAGGGCGCAGAACCTATCATCAAGATTGCTACTGAAGTGAAGGTTGTCTTTGATGGCGAGCACGAGATTACCGATTGCGGTATTGATGCAGATTACTACTACGTTCAGCCTTGTGATACAGGCGATGCGAAGAAGAATGCTGAGATTCTGAAACAGACAGTTGCTTTCGTAGAGGCTAACCCTAAGTGGCGACTTTCTTTACAGCAGCAGAAGATTCTCAATGTGAAGTAAATCATTTCGCCTATGAGCAAGAATAAAAAGAAAACCCCGACAAAGTATCGTCCTATCTGCTTTTATTGTGATGGGAAACTTTGTTGGGATTCATCAGGTGACCGCAGCGAGGATGATGATTCCGTAGTGGATTACTATCATTGTATGCAATGCGGTACTTCTTATGAGGTATATGAGCCTAATGAGGAGGAGAAACAAGATTATAAAGAATATTGGAAAGGTAAATAATATGGCTAAGATTACAAAAGAAACAGCAGAGAATCATATCAAAGAACTCTTGGAGTATATCGGCGAAGACCCTAATCGTGAGGGTTTGAAGGGAACACCTGACCGCATTATCAGAATGTGGAAAGAGATATTCAGAGGTTACGACCCTTCACAGAAGCCGAAGATTACCACCTTTGATAACAATGATGACGGTATCGTCTATGATAACATGGTTATCGACCAAGGAGATTTCCATTCAAACTGCGAGCATCATTGTGTTTGGTTTTGGGGCAAGTATTGGTTCGCATATATTCCGAACCCAAAGGGAAAAATTCTCGGTATCTCTAAGATTGGTCGTGTAGTTGATTACTGCTCCGCTCGCTTACAGATACAGGAGCGATTGGTACACGACATCGTAGATATGCTGAAAAATGCTCTCGGTAGCGAATACCCACCACTTGGTATTGCTCTTGTGATGAAGGGTCATCATTCTTGCAAAGAGTTCAGAGGCGCAAAGAAGAAGGGTATTATGACCTCTTCTTACCTTGAAGGTGCATTTAAAGACGACCCACAAGTGAGGGCTGAGTTTATGAACCTCGTAAATGGTGATAAGTATGAAGGTTAAGTCAGTCAAAACACAAATCTTGGAGGAAGTGGGTTTTCTGCTTCCTACCAAGAAACTTCTTTCCTCTAAAGAAAAGGTTGAAATCATGGAGCAGTTTTTGATGATGCCAGCTTGCGAAGTGGTGAAGCTACAGCAAGATGGGCGTAAATCGTCTTTTGTACAGCAGATAGCAAAGCTGCTCTATAACAACAATCTTGGAGAGTACTTTAATGTACTGAAAATGTGCCGAGATATGGCAGCAGAGGAAAAAGAAAATAAAAGTGCTTTTCTTAAATAAAAGCTATTGTTGGGAATAAATTAGGAATAAAAGCTATTAATATGCCATTATCAAGAGATGAAAGCAAGCGTAAAAAACAGCTTGCAAACCTTGAAAAAGGTAAGTTTAAAAAAGGTGGAGTTGGCAACCCGAAGGGCAGACCACCAAAGCCTAAGACGATGTCATTGTTCATCGAGGAAATGAAGGAGAAGGGTTACGAAGTGCCTTCCTCTCAGATTATCGCAGAGTCTTTTCTGTATATCGCTACGCTGCCCGAAGATGAATTAAAGGCGGTGTTGGCTGATAAGTCACGCCCGATGATGCAACGCATTATTGCCAAGGGAATACTTGATAAGAAAGGGCTTGATGTGCTCGAAAGAGTTATTGATAGAGCCTACGGAAAGATTCAGCGCATTGACCTTACAAGCAAGGGCGAGCAGATTAAGCAAGACCCATTGCAAGTACACGTTGTTACCAATAATGAAGAGTATCAGAAGATTCTCGCTGAGATTCAGAAAGAGAAAGAAAAGAAGGATGCTGAGCCAGATAAAAATATAGGAGAATAAATATATGGAAATACAGAAGAAATGGGCTATGCCAAGTGGTGATACTTTCGGTATAAAGCCAATCAAAGAACTTTTTGATAAATATAATAAAGGTGGTGTTATTATTGACCCATTCGCAAAGGATTGCAAGCTCGGAACAATTCGCAATGACTTAAATCCGAACTGCGATACACAGTATCACCTTGACGCATTAAAGTTCCTTCAAGGGCAGAAATCTAATTCTGCTGATATGGTATTATACGACCCACCTTATAGTGTTACACAAGCATCTTTGCTATATAAGGATTTTGGTAAAGAGAAATTGGAGATAAATGTCTCTAATGCCAAATATTGGTCTTTATGTAAAAAGGAGATTGCAAGAATATTAAAGAATGAAGGTATCTGTATTTCTTGTGGTTGGAATACACAAGGAATAGGAAAATGTAACGGAGCGGTATGTAAAGAGATTCTTATCGTAGCACATGGCGGTTCGCACAACGATACTTTAGTCACAGTTGATGAGATAAAGAAATAAGAGTAGATAAAGGATAACAGAGATATGCCGCACGTATATTTAGCAAAGAACTATATGAGGGTGAAAGCTGCGAAGGAAGCAGGGTTTACAACTTGCTCTCTTCAAGGCTCAAGTCGTAGTGCCAAGACGTATAGTGTTGTGCAGTTTCTTTGTATGCTTTGCTTCAACTATGCTGGAACGACCGTTTCCATCATTCGTGCTGGTATGCCTTCCATTAAACGAACTGTCTATCGTGATTTCAAGGATATAATGCTCAACTTTGGTTGGTGGGATGATAAGTGCATGAATAAATCGGAGTTCGTTTATACTTTCCCTAACGGCTCTTGGATTGAGTTCTTCTCCACCGATAACGAGCAGAAGGTGCGTGGTTCTAAGCGTAAGATACTTTTCGTAAATGAGGCGAATGAGCTTTCTTTCATCGAATGGCAGCAGCTACAGATGCGTACCACGGAGTTCTCTATCCTTGATTATAACCCTTCCTTCTCTGAAGACCATTGGATAAATCAAGTAAATGAGGAGAAAAGCACTTATTGGTTTATATCCACGTATAAGGATAATCCTTTTCTCGAACCAAAGGTTATTGCTGAGATTGAGAGCCTTAAATGGAAGAATCCGAGCCTTTGGCGTATCTATGGTTTGGGATTGCGCTCTATGGTTGAGGGCTTGATTTTTAAGAATGTAGTTATTGATGATTATATCCCTATCCAAGCGCACAGACACAGATACAGAGGTATTGACTTCGGTTACTCCAATGACCCTACGGCGATTGTTGATGTATATATCTACGGAAAGATTATCTATATAGATGAAATATGTTATCAGACAGAAATGCTTGCTTCTGATATTATCAGAGTATTGAAAGAGGATAAAAAAAATATTGAGGTAATATCAGAGAGTGCCGACCCTCGTCTAATTGATGAAATCTATAATGCTGGTATTGATATAAAACCTGTAAAGAAGTTCGCAGGTTCTATTCAAGCTGGTATTATGAAGATGCAAGAATACACAATTCATATAACAAAACGCTCTACAAATGTAAGAAGGGAATTTAACAATTATACCTACCGCCAAGACAAGGAAGGAAAGTGGCTTAATGAGCCTATAGATATGTATAATCACGCAATCGATGCATGCCGATATGTTGTCATGGAGAAGTTATTGGGCGATTATGGTAGCGGAATGCAAGCCGCCGACATTCTCGGTCTGATGGGTTAAAATCGAAATGCTTATGAAACGAATATATGATAAACAACCAAGGGAGCACCATCGTAAACGCTCCCACTATAATAACAGAGGAGTAGCCAAATTATCCTTTGATAATGAGAAGGCAGCCGCAAGATACATAAAGAAAAAGCGGCTGCTCGGTTACACCGCATATCTTTGTAGTGAGTGCAATCATTGGCACATTGGAAGGAGTAAAACAAAATAAGGCAGAGAAGAAATCCTCTTCCCTGCCCAATTCCTATGATAGTTTTACATTCTTTACTAACCAATCACCAATGGTAAGATGCTCGGCTTCTGCCTTATGTTTCAATAAGAAAAGATAGTCTTTATCAATAGACGTATGAAGCATTGTTTTATTGAGCTTCTTACGCCCTGCGCCTATCCTTGCACCTCCGCTTCCTCTCTTTCTCATTCTATGCTTTGACCGTGATAGCGAGGGCTTAATGTATTGTTATGAGTATTGTATGGCTAGAAATGCCAATATTGGAGTAAGACTTGCGTATCAGATGAAACCGTCATTTTTGCGAAATCTGGTATCGTGTTACAGATTCCGTTTAATTCCGCTTTATTCATTAATTCCTGCGCATCCTCTTTTGTATCAAACAAAGCCGCATCAGTTCTTTCCGAAACATAATGCAAACTACTACCTAAGAATGCAACAATCATGTGTCTACTATTATAGATAGTTACGTAATACACCTTTCTTCTGTCTATTATCTCTTCTGTAGAGTTTTGTAATTTCATATTTTTCCGCTTATCCGTGATGCGTAGGGCTGTATAGTTTTATTAATCAATTATTGCAATAAACTCAAATTCATCTTCAATCACATCATTCTTCCAATAAATAGCCTTAACCTCATTTAAGGTCTTGCTCCAATCCTCAACAGAGAAAATAAACTCTAAGATTTCGTTATTGTTCTCCATTTCATCATTGATGTATGAAATAGACCATTCATTGCTATCTACTTCATTGATGCAAAACGCTTTCTCGCTTGCCTTGCTCAACTGTTCAAGGTCACACTTGAAATAGTGAACGTCAAACTTTTCTTTCTACCGATGATTGATAAACCATCTTTGCGTGTAATTTTGATTTTCATTGTTGTATCTCCTATTATTAATTATTTACACCGCAAAAATACCAATTTATTTTGAAATCACAAAACCTTTTTCAAAATATCTTTTAGAATTTAAATATATTTAAGTAATCTCAGACTTGTTTATATACAGAACCTCATTTTTTTTAATAACATCTATTAATTTATTAACTTTGCCTCAAAATAAACGTTTATTATATGAGAGCAATAGAACAGATAGTAGCAATACAAGATGCGAACACAGTCCGCTCGGTATTGACAGCAAGGAAAAAAGGCTTTAAGACACCACTGAGTGCGCTTGAAGAACAATGGAATCCGTCAAAGCATAAAATCTTTGATGAGGATTTCCGTCCTAAGAAGCGAATCAAAGTACCTACGGGTCAGTATGACCCTATCTCACAGAAACCGATTTATAAGGATAAGAAAGTTGAGCCAGTAAGAATCGCTATCCCTGCTCAGAAGTCAATCGTAAATCTTACTGTGGGTTTCTTGCTTATGAATGCCGTTACCTATAAAGCTACGGCACATGGTGTTGATATAAAGAAGATGAACGATAAGCAGCAGAAGCTATATGACGGCATCATGCACTGCTATCACGATAACAAGATGAAGTACTTCGATAAGCGACTTGCCCGTACCCTCTTCAAGGAATGTGAGTGCGCCGAGTTATGGTATATGCCAACAGACACAGAAGGTAAGCTCCGAGGCGAAATCCGAGTTCAGTTGCTTTCACCTTCAAACGGCGATAAGCTCTACCCTCATTTCAACGATTTTCATATCATGGACGGCTTCGCCCGTGAGTACTATGTATATGATGAGCTTGGAAAATCTGAGCTACATTTTGATGTATATACAGATAGATTGTGCTATCAGTACACTAATATTGATGGCGCAGGATGGAAGCTTATCTCTGCCCTACCCCATGGCTTCACCAAAGTGCCTGTTGTTTACTATAGACAAGACCAAGCTGAGTGGGAAGATGTTCAATGGGCTATTGATAGAGTGGAGACTTGTATCTCAAATTGGGGTGATACGAATGACTACTTCGGCACGCCTAAGTACTTTATCAAAGGTCGTTTGGAGGGCTTCGCTGAGAAGGGCGAGCAAGGTGCTGTATTCCAAGGTGGCAGTGATGCAAGTATGAACGTCCTTTCTTGGGATAAATCACCTGAGAGTGTGAAGGGTGAAATTGCTTATCTCTTCAATATTATCTATTCATTTACCTCAACAGCCGATATCAGCTTTGAGAATATGAAAACTTTGGGCAGCAACACCTCGGGTGCGGCTATCCGTTTGATGTTCACCGCTCCTTATATGAAAGCGGATTTGAAGACAGAAATGTTCGGTGAAATGTTCACTCGCCGCTCGAATATCGTAGCTAACGGCATCTGTAATACGGGAGTTTACGTAAAGGGTATCGACCAGAGTGTTGCTGAGCAGATTGACTTTGAACCAGTCTTCAAGCCATATCTACCAAAGAATGATGTTGAAATGTTGCAACTTATCACTTCATCCAATGGTGGTGCGAAATCTACCTCTAATCGCCGTGCCATCGAGCTTAACCCTCTCAATGATGACCCTGATAAGGTTGAGGAAGAAATGAAGAGTGAACAGGAAGAAGCGTTGGCGCAGCAAGCAGCCCTTTCGGGACTTGGTAGTGCCGCAAGTGGAAGACAGTCAGTTTCCAATGAAGAAGAAGAGGAGGAATAACTATGGCAAAAGGAAGTGGAAATACACGTACTATAAGCAGTGTAAACGCTGCAAGTAGCAGAACAAATGCGAATAAAGATATTCAGATTAAATCAAAGGCAGAAAGTAAGCAGATGAATTATCAGAATATCACAGAAATAGACCGTTCAAAGTTTTCCTTATTCACAAAAACCTTGCCACGACACATAAAGGATATGACGAATGTAGATATTAGCAAGGCTATAAACGGTACTTCTAAGAAATTAGGTGGTTACATCAATATTGATTTTAATCAGCTAAAAAACAACGAGGCAGCAACCGTAAAGTCGTACCTTACGAAGAAAGGATATTATTACGAAGATAACGGTGCTGTGAATATCGCTATTTTCTACAAGAGGAACTATAAGGGTAAATAATGTCTAAGAAGCTCACATCAAAACAACAGAAAGAACAACTGAATAATCTGTTCGCCGTTTATAATAAGCGGTTGGGCAGATTATACAGCGATTATGTCAAGAAGCTTACCTCTCTTGGCTATGGAGAAGATGTGCTCGAAGATGATGCGCTTTTTAACTTTGATAACTTTCCGCAGTTAAAGGCTCGTTTGAACGACATCTTTAATGATTACTATCAGAATAGCCTTCTTTGTTATAAGAGCGGCATCACCGATGGCGTTGCGTTGGCGTATAACCACGATGAAATGGTTATAGGCGGTTATTCCGTGCTTACTGATAAAGCAATAAGGGTCGCACGAGATACCGCCGCAGCCACGTTTATTGCAAATCGTTTGAAAACAAAGAATGGATTGAATCTCGCTCAGATTGTTTGGAACTATTGCCAACAGACGAAGAGCGAGTTTGAAATGGCTATGAGCAACACCATTGCGGACGGAATCAAACAAGGCTCATCAGCAGAGGAAATCGGCAAGAGTATTCGCAGATACCTTAATGACCCAGATATGATGTATCGCCGTTATCATACCATCAAGGTTCAGAAGAACGGAAAGAAGAAAGATGTGGTGACTTGGCGCAGACGTAGAATCATAGACGGCAAGGTGCGCTTCATTGAAGAGCCTTTGGAGAAGGTAGGTATGGGTGTTTACCGCTCGGCGAGAAAGAACGCTCTCAGAGTAGCAAGAACTGAGATAAATTCCGCATATCATAAGGCAAGAAATGAGCGATGGCAGAACGAACCATTCGTTATCGGTCAGTATATTCACGTATCACCACAGCACAATATTGATGATATATGCAATGACCTTGAAGGTCGCTACCCGAAAGATTATGTATGGATTTCTTGGCATCCTCAATGTATCTGTACCTCAGACCCTATCACTATACAAGGCGATGAGAAAAAGGAGTTTTATAAACGCTTGATGGCTGGCGAGGATATGAGCAACTACGTATCCCCTTTTGCCGTGCTCACTATGCCCGAGAAGTACAATCAGTACATTAAGGATAACTCCGAAGCTATCGTAAAGGCAGGAATGAGGGGTAAATTAGCTTGGCATTTGCAAGATAACACAAAGTATTGGGCACATCTTTTAAGCCCGTCAGACCGCAAGAAATTGGGGTTAAAGGCGGTTTCTTCTAAGGAGCTTATACTTGCGAAGGCAAAGGAACGCCACGCCCTTAGAACTAAGGAACAGATAGATAAAATACAGAGCCGATGGGATAAGCATAGACGTGACTATTACAATGGCTTAGTTCATAATCTGCTCGGAAGCAAATCTGTTACGGATATAAAGAGCCAAGACCTCTTTGAACGTTACTATGCTATCCGCTACGCAATCAAGGACAAAAAGAGTGCTTCTGAGATAGCTTCTTTGTTTGACAGATTCAAGCGAGGTTATCAGACTAAACTTGCATGGACTGACCGCAAGGTTGCTATGAACGTTATGAAGGTGGCTGCTAATTACGGAGAAACCGATGTTTCTTCCGTTCTAAGCGCATTAAAGTCTGCTAACTATACATTGGCAAGGAAAGAAGCAAAAACACTCGCAAACACCATTTCTGCCATTAAAAAGGATGAGCTATCACTTTCCGCTCTCATCCCTGATGTCAATAAGTGGCATAAGCAGTTCACGTCCCAGGAATTGCACGGAGTATATGATGCCGTAGAAGCGAAGTTGGCTCAATGGCAAAGCTTAACACTCGAAAAGCAGGCAAGCAAATTGCAATTTGAGGCAGTTGATTTCCTTGGTGGAAATATGCACGGGGTTCAACAGAAGTATGTTACATGGAAGGTATCGCAAGCGGCATATCTCAAAAAGCTTGATGAGGTAAAAACGGCGATTGATTGGGTGAATATCAATAAAGCTTATGCTGACGTAAAAGGTTATAAGACACAGAGCAAGATATATCATAAGCTTATCTATGACCTTGAACACGCTATGCTCGCAAAGGATAAGACCCTTGCTGAGCAGTTGCTTTATGAAGCTAAGCAAAAGAAAGAAACGCTTATTAATGCGAAAGCAAAACGAAATGCGAAGAATGTTGTATTTGATACAGACCAATTCTCTCAATCAAGGAAAGATGCCGCAGTATGGGATAAGGGTAATGGTGCAAAAGCTGATAAAGCCCTCGTAGATACTGCATCCAAACAATGGATAGCAGCAACAGAAAAAGAAAAAGATTTCACATACGAATACACTCATCATTATTGCGATGTGAATGAACCATTACAAGGAAGAAAATATGATAATTACCAAACGAAGGAAAGGTTCATAGAGAAGGTTAACAATATAACAAGCTATATAGAAAAGAACGAACTTCCTACCGATATGTGGTTTACAAGAGGTGATGATGGAATGAAAGTTATTGAATCACGAATTAAGTTTGCTGGCGGTTCTATGCCAAATAACCTTCAAGACCTTGTTGGAATGGAAATGCAAGAAGGTGGTTTTATGTCTACTGGTAGCCGAAAAGGAAAAGGCTTCAACACTCGAAGTGTTATTATGAACATATATGCACCAAAAGGAACAAAGGCTGCTTACGTAGAACCTTTCTCTGCTTTCGGTTGTGGTGATAAAAGAAGTTGGGATGGAGTAAGCCGTTTCTCTACATATAGTTCCGAGCACGAAACACTCTTTCAGAGAGGAACACGAATGCGAATAACAAAGGTTTATGAAGAAGGTGGAAAGACCTACATAGACTGCGAGGTTATAGGACAAGAAATAAGAGATTTATCTTATGTAAAGGATAGCAATATCGGATATTAAACAAAAAAGGTGTACCATTACGGCGCACCTTTTTTCGTTATAGTTCGTTTGGAATTTTATCCTCTGGGAAATGGTCGTTTGGGATAAAGAGGTATTCGTCTATCAGCTTATAGAACCTATCTATCTCTTCCTTAATATTGTAGGCTGCTTTAGCCCAGGAAGTGAACATTATAATAAGCAATGTATGTGGAATCCCCTTATATTCCTTACCATTGATTTTCTTATAATATTCTTCCTCACCTTTAAACTTTCCTTCGCTATTAACATACACTCTTTCCATATCCCAAAACCAAGCCATATTTTCGTTGGTATTTGGGTTTTCACCACCTCTATAGTATCGGCAGTGCTTGATTAAATCTTCCTTACTCATAGCCATATCTCCTTTTTATTGTTAATAATTTGCAAAAATATGAATAAAAATTGAGCTATCCAAATATTTTTTATTACTTTTGCATTAATTGTTGTATCGAGTGCGTATCTCCTATGTACTCATAACGTTAAACAAAACAATTATTTACATCTAGCATCGTCCTCATTCGTATCTCCGAGGGCGGTGCTTTTTGTTTATAAGAACTCCTTTAAAGCAACGTGATAAACGTCATACATCAGGCGAGTTACATATAATACGGCAATCTTATCAACTACGAAAGAAGGATAAGGCTTACCCTCTTCGATGATTGTGTTCAACGACCATTTCGGGTACTTGGCTGAATACAACTTCAATGCTTTCAGAAGCTCATTCAACCTTTCTTCCCCGAATGCTTGCTTTATCTTCTCCTGATTTCTGAGAGCGAAACGAGCCATAGATTAATTACTTTCGATAATTGTGAATACGTTCTCTATCATATCGTTACCGAAAAGTGTAGCTATAACATAAGTTTCATTTTTGTTTGGTTTAACCTTATCTATTAGACATTCTTCCATTCTAAAGACTTTCTTTAGTAAGGTAGTTCTTGCTAACTTTACGCTTTCAAAACTACCACCAAGTATTCCTTTTTCTCTATTCACCACTTTGCGAGGAGCGTTCTTTACGTTTATTGCTGTGCTATATGTTACAAGATTTATCTGATACATAATCTATATTTATTTACTTTTCTACTTCATAAAGATATTGAATATCCCCACCACCAAGAGTGAGGATAACCGAAGGCTCGCCGAGCATTGGTTGCTTATGGAAATCGCACCAATACCAATGATTCCGTTTCAGCTTACCTTCTATCACATTCAGCTCCAAATCATTCTTTTCAGGAGCTTCAAGATAATCCTTGCCCTGTCGCATATCCAAGCGATGTAAGGCTAAAAGTACGTCAAATGCTCTCATATCTTACTCCGCTTTATCAACGACAACAAGGTTTTCCAATCTAGTCAAGAATGTGTGGTAATCATCCTCGCATAGAATCACTTGACCGCCCGTTGGTGTGGTCTTGCAATTAAGCTTTATAGATGTTACTATATCGCCATTTCGTGAAGGTTCAACGCAAGCGATATTATCTATATTAACAAGGGTACAATGCCCTTTATACTTTACCTCAATAAACTTTGTCATAATCTTAATTATTTATATCCGCATTTAATACCAGAGCAGCAGCCACCTAAATAGAAGTGGCAGAAGCCTAAGAAATAGTGCTTACAATGCTCATTTATCTTAATTTCTTCCTTTTTCATAATTGAATGAATGTAGCAGTTTATTCTTCTTAAAATCGTATGAATAACCTTTTTCCTTCATTTTTTCTAACAAAAATTCTCTTTCATCCTCATACGCTTTTCTCAAACACCCCGTAGAGTATTTTACGTTTGTAGAAGCATTATTTGCTCCTACTCCAAGCTTTTTGAATGGGAGAGAATACTTTGCATGAGCTTCTATCCAATCATCATTGTATATTCTGTGTAGAATGAATATGCAATACTCAGCACGCCAATTATTATAAAGTACTAAAACATCGCCTTCTTTATACATATCTTATTCACATTCATCTAAATATTCACACCAAGCCTCGTTAAAGACCCTATTTAAACGCTCATTCTTCTCAACCTCTTCATAGGTAAGATTAAGCGGTGGAAGCGCATCTTGCGGTGTATATGTATATCCGCATTCATGGTTAGCGAACTCATATTTGAATGCTGATTTAAGATTACCATCATCCTTTAAGAACTCTTTAAGCTCTTTCTGTGTTCTCTGAAAGTGCTCCTCGAAAAGATGGGTATCTTTCTTTAAGCAATAGCAACCACCAACGAGCATATCAATCTTACTAATATCTTCGGCGTTAGTGGTAAGCCCCCACTCTTCCATCATTTTCTTAAACTGCTCTTTACCAAAAGCAGCTTTCATTGGCAATTTATTAAGCTCTTTCTGATGCTTCTTCTTTAATTCTGCGTATTTATTCATAATTGTATCTCCTATATATTATTAATCAGTAAAGCTGTTCTGTTCTTGTATAGCAGCCCTTCACAGCGTACTCAATACGTTTCTTCTCAACCTCATTGTAATCAGAGCTAACGGCAACTGCCTGCCATTTGCCACCTTCGTAAATCTGAGCAACGTAATCAAAAACGTTAGCCTCTACTACTTTTCCGTTAATCATTGTAACTTTCATTGTTGTATCTCCTATAATTTAAATATTAAACCTATTTATTAATTATTTACACCGCAAAATTAATAATTTCTTTTGAAACTGCCAAATCTTTTCGGTATTTTTATTAGTATTTTAATAGCTTTTAATATATTGATATGTAAATTAAGGTTATATTAATATAAAAAATGCAATATAAATATATAGTATTCATTTTTTCGCTACCTTTGCATACATAACCAAATCAGACGAGTTATGACACAGATTTATAACGCATCACCAAAGGAGTTGGCGGTAATGGCTCAACGCTACCTCCGTGATGGAATACTAAGCAGAGCCACATATTGCTACGAGCGGCTAATGTACCTCGGTTGCTTGCGCAGAACGGGTTATCTTCGCCTTGCCTTAGTATATACCAAGCAAAGGAAAGATAATGCCGCAGAGCGTGTTTTAAGTAGGTATCGTGCAATTTATAAATATTAATAGGAGATATAGTTATGAAAAAGGGATGTGGATGTCTTGGAATCCTTGTTATTTTATTCTTTTTAATGATAGCTATCGGACAGAATGAAAACAAAAAAGAGACAGAAAAACTTATGAATACCCCTCTGTACGAAAACAAGGAGTATGTTGAGACGATGGCTGGCGATTTAATCAAACAACGCTTACGTGACCCAGATAGTTATGAGTTCGTTGATATGCAAGAGCAAGAAACGTCAAAACAGGGAGAGAAGTTGTTTATTGTTACATATAGAGCAAAAAATGGCTTCGGTGGTTATAATGTGGGACAAGCTATGTTTTCTTGCGATAAAGATAATCTGACTTTTATAACACTTGAAGATAAATAATATGAAACAGATAAAGAAGATATGTATATTTAGTGAACTTCTCTTTTGTATAGCAGCCAACGCTCAACAGAAGATAACAAGCTTATCACCTATACCAGATGCGACCAAACAAACTATCGAGCAATATATCTCTACTCATCCTATTGATGAAATGAATAAAGATACGGTCGTATTGTCTAACATATATAGCCTTATAGGATATAGTTATGTAGATAAATATCTCGGTGAGCTAACAGGTAGCTTTATTGTTGTTGGACAGGATTACCAATATAAAGACTTAAAACTGCAAAGTAACGATAAGCTTCTTTATCTACTTACCGAGAACGGATATGAGCAAACGCCCGTTGATAATAATATCATCAAAGAGAAGATAAGAGCTGATTTCACTCTCAATGATAATAACTCATATTTCTATAGAAATGATACCTTTGTCGTAAGGACTATAAATATTGATGAGAGGAAGTATATTTTTCTACATTGTATTAGTTATCCTCAAAAATATATACTCGACTTTGATTCAGATAAAAAGGAAGTTCCTAAGATAGATAGAAACGAACTGATTAATATAAAATAATGACAGAAGAAGAAAAGAAGAAGGCTTTAGAGAACTTTAATGCTCTCATAGAAGAAGCAAGGAAGAATAACGTCAATATGACGATGGACGAGATTAACGAAGAGATTCGGCTCGCAAGGGCTGAACGAAAGCAAAGAGAAAAAGAAAAGGCAGAGCGCAAATAGTGCCCTGCCTTTCTTATAGTAGCTGTATCTCCTATAATTATTTACACCTTGTTGTATTGCGTATCTCCTATTCACGCATAACATTAAACCTCAATACCGACTACATTATTGTAGATACCCTTTGGCAGTACGCCACCAAAGGCTTTCACAGCGTTACCGATGCCCTCGGCAATCATCGTACCCTCATTGCTATCATCAATTCCCTCAGTTACTAAGAACTTCATAGCCTTATCCTGTACTGCCATAAGCTCTTTGAGCAGACCGATACACCGCTGAGTAGCATCATTATCAACTGTTACCTCTATCATCATATTCTGATTATTCATTTTTGATTTCTCCTATTCAATTAAAAGTTAGACTGATTGTTTTTAGATACAAGCGCAGCTCTCTTCTCGCCGTTGATTTCAGCGATAGCATCTTTCACATTAAAGTCGTTGTTATAGAGAGCAAGAATAAAACGCTTGCCACGTTGATTCCATACAAGGTTTACTTTTGTGCCCGTAGAACCATCACCCTTGATATAATTGTAGGTTCGGGTGCTTGCGAGCTGCCATTCACGGAACTTGCCCTTCAAATGCCAAGAACCTGATTGAAAGTATTGAATACCTGCATTGGAAAGCTGCTGATTTAGTGCTCTTGCGCTGATACCGAGGTCATCAGCAACTTGTGTGGTGGTAAGGCAGTCCGTTGATGCAAGTGTATCATCGTAGTACTTTACCTTTGGTGCGGCAATAGTCAGTTCTTTCTGCTGAATGCCGATGGTCTGTGCCTGCTGCTCGGTCTGAACTTCAAGCTCACGAACACGCTGCTCTTTACGTGATAATGCTGCCTTCGCAGCAATAAGACCACGAGCAATGATGTCTTCCTCGGTATCTTCATCGGTTGAAACGATATACCCACCATCTTTGCGAAGAGCTGGAAGAACCTCATCAAAAACCCAATCTTGGAACTTGCGAGCGGAAGGCTTGCGAGATTGGAAAATTACACGATAAAGGTCTGGTTCGGTGACAAAGAACATTTCCTGCTCTTGCATCTTTCCTGTTGCAGCACCATGAGATATAACTTCCGTTGCTACCTTAATTGAACTAATGTGGCAAGATTGAAGTCTATTTACTACCGCTCCAACTTGCAACCCCAAGGAATCACAAACATCCTTCAAACAGAACAAAGGTTCATCCTTCTCATTCCGCGAGGTTCTAAGCTCTCCAAACATAGGAGAATTAAAAATTTCTACGTTCTTCATTTTGCTTACTTTTTTGAACGTTAAACTATACAGACACATAAAGGGCGTACTGTTACCCTTTGTTCAATTCCAGTAAGCTAAAGGAACGCACACACCATTACAATGTATGCAAGGGACAATACGCCTATATCGTATTTCTTTAGAGAAGTCAGAGCATAAAAAATGCCCTTCCATATACTGAAAGAGCTTCTCAATCTCAATCAGCTTACTTTTATTGAACGCCGCAAAATTAAAAAGAAATCTGCGAACTACCAAATATTTCTCCAATTATTTTTGATTCTAATAGAAATAAATCAATATTAATAGCATTTAATAGCTTTCTTGCTAAGAATCAACGATTTACTTCTTCTTTAGATTATTGAACATATAATCTATTGTAGAGCGAAACTCTTTTACAGCATCTTGTCTTTTAAGTGCTCCGTAAGGAGTTTTGCTTCCTGTATAATACACTACGTGCATCATACTCTTATTGTCAGTACTACTTTTTAAATCAGCGATATACTGATTCTTACCGCTCTCATAAACACTAACGACCCATTCTTTATCTCCGATTTTAATCGTCCGATTTTCATCGACTTTTGGAAGACCGCCCTTTATGGCTTGCGTCTTCAACTTTTCAATGTTGGCGTTGTAAGCCTTTACATCGACTTCGTTTGCTACATTAGAGCTATTCTCATTTGTCGTTGTATTAGCAACGCTCTGTGTCCTACTCTGTGCAGCATTATTGCTGCTTATGGTGCGAGTACCACCGCTTGACTTGCTCATATTCTTTGAATTTTAAATTGTTATTTTGTGCAAAGATAATCAATTCTCCTTTTACTTACAATAGAACCAATATATGCTGTGTAAACTTTTAGAAGGGAGCAGCAGCCGAGACCGCCGCCCCCAAAGAGATACAACATATATATTAAGATAAAATGAGAATCCGTCTATTCTTTAAGATACCTTAAAAGGCGCATACGCAAAAATCCCTTTCTCCCAAAATTGCATATCTTTAATACATTCTTCAATGGTAATTTGGGATAATTTCAATCCTCTGTGCTTAGCACGAATACGTGCATAATGTATCAGCCTACGCATATCTTCTCTATCCATACCTATAACTAATTACCAAATTGTTTGTTGTTGCTTCCGTTCTTTAACCCGTTTCTTAGCAATATCAAAGAATTTCTTATTCTTCTCAAAGCAGATAAAATGTCTATTCGTATTAATACACGCTATCGCAAGCGTACCAGAGCCACAGAACGCATCCAAGACCACATCACCCTCATTACTGCTCAGTTCAACAAACTCTTGCATAATCGAGACAGGTTTTTCTGTTGGATGATTCTTACTTTTCCCGTTAATCGGTTTTTCTTTCTTTACCCGATTATAATACAAGTTATTATTTAACCGATTAAGAGCAGTACCGTAATCATACACTCTTACTATGTACTCCAGGTTCTGCGAAAAACGATTTTTGTTAATGATAGATAACGGCTTCTCCCAGACGAGTATTGTAAACATCAGGCTATTCTTATTTGCCCAGTTACAATAATACGGTACCTGTTCTTCCGAACAGAACATATAAGCATTCATTATCTTCATTTTCGGCTTTAATGCATCAAGGAACTTATCTATTTCTTCTTCGCCGAAACAACTCATCCCTCCCATCATATCACCACCATATTTATAAAGCTCCGATTTTCCAAAGGAACTTTTCTGATTCCATTCACTCCCATCATACGTAGGACTAAGTGGCGATTTATTGTGGAGATATGGTGCGTCTGTAACACATAAATCTATGCTTTTATCAGGAATATCACGCATAAGGTTAATGCAATCTCCGAAGTAAATATTATCTAACTCCATATACTACGCTCCTTTCTTGAATTTCTTAGTACCTTCTTTAGGCTCGCAGAAGCCATCCTCCTCTCTCAAATTATAGAGAGCTTGCGTTTCCTCAGGCATGCTATAGAAAGCCGAGAAACGAGCCTTCTTTGCATTGATAGGGTCATAGAGAATTCTTGTTATATCAGACCATACGGCGACAACCTTCTTATCTTTAACGATATTGTCACGGAATTTCTCTGCTTCATCGTGCATGATGTCGTACAGACAATTATCCGCTTGCGTGAATGCCATTTTAGCCCGATAATTTTCGTAGCTTGGAGCAATACCAACTCCATACTCCCTTTCGGTAATCTCCATAACGTGTATATGGGTATCATTAATCTGCTGTACGAGGTTCTGAATCATAATGACATACGAGCAGAGATAAGGGTTGTATTTGCATTTAAGATTGCGAAGCTTATTTTCAATTATCTTACGCAACTTCTCAACCTTATCTTTAATCAAATCCCAAAGATAAGTAGAATACTCATTATAGTAGTCTTCATCCATATTTCGCTCATACAACTTCATCGTATCACGAATAGAAGTTTGGCATTCAGTAAAGTGCTTTTTAAGATTGAACTTAAACACCTTCTTCTTATCAAAGACCTCCTTAGAGATAAGAAGGAAGTTGTCTGCCAAGATAAACTCCATATAGCAACTCTGACAGAGAGTAGAATAAGCGTAATCAAGTGCTTTCTGAATCTGCTCGTTATTAATACCGCTCGGTACATAGATAACGGCTTTATAGCCCGAAACATCGGTTTCTACATATCTTCCTTTATCTATCTTGCAATCATTGTGATTGCCTAGCAAAATAGGTGCTTCCATACTCTACTCCTCCTTATCATTATTACCTTGTACAAGACATCCGAAAGTAACCCCAACAGATATGATAATCAATACAAATAGAACCAAATTCATACCTTATCCCTCCTTTTCTTTTAAGAACCGCACAAGGCAGTTATAATTCTGACTAAGGCTATTGAGAATCTTAATTTGCTCACTAAATGACAAATGCTCGAATAGCACAACTTTATCATCCTTATCCTTTATGGTCATACCGCAAAGGTTACCACCGATTTCAAGTATAACTTTTAGACTAATATCTTTTTTATCCATAACAAAGCTATTTTTTTAATTTACCATAATGATAATATTTTTTGTGTTCATAGCGCACGGCAGAGTACTTTTGAAGATTTTCCTCATACTCCTCACGAGGATAAGAGAATGCGCCTTCAAAAAGAGCTATACGCTCAAAATCGGCATACTTCTTGTCATATCCAAGAAGCTCAACCAAATCCTTCGGATAACACCATGCAATCTGTAGTTTCTGCGGCTCGTCTTTTTCTGGCGAAAACTTTATTGAACCTATATCTTGGTAACGTTTTGCATCAGGCATTCTCATATCCTCAATATAAGGTTGTAACTCACCACTTCTTACGTCTCTGAAAAAGACAAAGATAGCATTACTACCACAAGGCTCAGCAACAGGGTGGAGTATCTTATCTATACGTTCTTTCTGTTCTTTCTGATTTTGTTTATAGCCTTTCTTGTACCCTCGAATAAAAGCCTCCGAGCATACTTCAAGCAAACCATCTGGGCAAACACGATGATTGCATTGCCTACAATGACGTTCATTGCCGTTAGCTATTTTAGCTTTATCTTCTAAGCTTAATCTCTTTCCCATTTTATTACAGATTAATTATTGATATTCCGTTATACAATAGCACCCAATCCATTATGAGTAAGATGAATAAGAATATAGTAACCAAGAATTTCTCTTTTATAGTTACCACACCTTCTAATTTTCCGTTCATTGCGCCAACAGCAACAACGCTGCTTAATGCGATAACGGATGCGCCTATGATGATTAAAATCGCTCCTATTCCCATTTTTTAACCTCCCATGTTTCTGTAATATCCATCTGCTCACGATATTCTTTTACCGCATTGGTAAAATAAGGAGAGATATTCAAATCCTTAACAAAAGAGGTGATGGTTTCCGTCTGATGATAGTTATCACCTTGTACCCATCCATCATCCTCTTTAACGAAGCAGAAAACAGCAAAACAAGATTTCTGTTCACCCGTTTCATTATCCAGTATCTGTTGCCTTCTCGCACAGAACTTCATTGTTCGTTCGTTATTGAATAGCTCGTAGCCATCACCCGTGCGTTGTGCAAAGGGCACTTCGCCCTTTGCTTCTATGATAAACTTCTTTTCTTTAACCTCTTCCATAATCATTATGTGTTAGATACAACTGAATAACGTTCATCTTTGCCGTAAACAACATCTATATTCAAAAGACTATTGAGCCTAAAGCCCATTGCCCAACCAGACCAAAGATACCTTAATTTCTCGGCAACTTTTATGGCTGTATCAGCATACTTCTTTGCATTACCCTTAAAAGGCTCTGAGCTATAATAAGAATAACCATTATCAAAGACCATTTTGAATACCTGTCCCTTTGGTAATTCATACTTACAGAAGTCATCATAGGTAAGGATATTTCCATCAACCTCAAAGCAAACCTTTTTATAATCAAGGAAGGAAATAAACCCTTTATCATTGATAGTAAGATTACTTCGTTTAAGAGTATCTAACACATCTTTCTCCTCTTCTTTATTGAGAATGCGATAATTAGTAAAGAAAATCTTACAGCTCGCTTTTTGTGGTACGTTATCAACGATTGCAATAAGCGAAATAAAGCTGCTAAAAGAGCCAGATTTCGCTATTCCTTGCTCCCTTAAAAAACGTTCACCATCGCACTTATTGAGGTACACGATAGCTAAAGGGAACTCTTTTCCGAATGCTACATTTAAATTCTTAAATTCTATAAACATAAGCTTAATCAATAAAATCGTTAAACGTAAGAACCTCAGATGCACCCTCACGGAAAGGTTTCTTATCGCAAGCGTAACCCATCCAAGAGCCGTAGTCATATACCTTATACATGTGATAACCAGCCTTCATCAATACCTTAAAGGCAGCTTTCATTTCACATCCATGTATTTTAACCATATCCTTATCATTGGCGTGTCCACTAAAACGTGGATTGCTCAAACTAATACGTCTTGTAGCAGGTCGGCTACCATTATTTGCACCTGAGAAAGGATGAAAAATATCCCAACAACTATTAGATAAGAAGGCATTACAGATTGCCTGTACGACTTCCTCTCTAACTTCGGTTGGTTGAACATAATCGTTTTGTGGTATATTTACCTTGATTTCCATAATTGTATCTCCTATTTTTAAACGTTAATTATTTCTTCTTCATACATTCCTTCACAGCGTATTGGCTTTTAAGAAGGCATTGTGTTGCATTCAACCCTTTCAGAGGAATAAAATACTCTACGATAGCATTCCAACGTCCTCTGAACGTACCCGACCCCTTTGCGTTAGCGATAAAAGAATCTTCTGTAGATTCGCTAACCAAAGCACCTGAGTACTTGGTGATAATCTCGCCCGTATATTTATTGATAATTGTAATCATTGTCGTATCTCCTATTTTTTAATTTCTGTAAACTCAATTTTACCATTCTCTTTAACCTGTGCGTGCCACTTATTGGTTCTTACCTTACCATCCCAAAATGAAACAGTAGGAAGTACAACACATTCACCACGCTCTACAAGTCTTTCGTAATAACTTACAACCTCATCCCAACTATTGAAAATATGGGCAAATACCGTAAATCTGAATCGAGCAATTTTCTTTGTTCCCATTGTTGTATCTTTTAATTGTTAAACCATTTATTAATTATTTACACCGCAAAATTAATAATTTCTTTTGAAACCAACAAATCTTTTCGGTGTTTTTATTAATATTTTAATAGATATTAATATTAAACCAAAGAGAATCCGATATTTTTACACGGAATACTTATCTTTTATCCATTTTTCGATGGTTAAGATAAACTCATCCAAGGAGCGGCAAATGCTGTACTGAAAGCCTAATCGCTCAACGTCAGACTGAAATTTGGCTTGCAAATCAGATTGATTTCCGTCCTTAGTTTTAACTTCAATAAATAGGACATTTTCTCTTGCTATAATAATAAGGTCGGAGAAGCCAGCCAAAACGCCCTCACCTTTCATAATCTTCGCTTCAAGCGCACTTCGTTGTCCTCCGTTAGGGATGGCGGCAATGATGTAGCGAGGGTATTGCATGCGAAACCACTTCACCATCTGAATCTGAATCTGCGATTCAATGTGCCGTGGTTTGCTTCTGCTCTTCTTCTGGCTCTCCTTCTTTAAAAACTCATCGTACTTCATTATTGCATTTCTTTAGCCTTAATATCCTTAACGAAAAATTCAATCATACGTTCATAATATTCTCTTCTTTCAAGATACTTCGTACAGTTAATCTTTCGCTTACATAAATCCACATTATTTTGAGCCAACAAATACCTATAGATGTAGAGCATCTTCAAATCATCAGTTTTAATAAACGCCAAAGTCTTTTCCTCGTAAGCCTTTTCAAGCTGTTTATTATTTTCTTTCAGCTCTTCATTCTTTTTGAGAAGACAGAGAATCTTTTTCTGTAAGCGATAAACGAATATCCACATGACGATAAACGGCAAGAATAATATCGCCACAGACCAACCACCTTTAACCGCAATATTGATACCGCATACTAACAAAAAGAATGCACATAACAGCTCAGTATGTGAGCCGCACCAAGATAAAAGCTTCTTCATATTGATATATTATTTATCAGTTTCTATTTTTGAGACCTGACTATTGAAGTATTTGCGTACACCTTCGTAAATCTTCAATTGCCGAGAAAGTTCTTTATTCTTTTGGAGAAGCTCATCACGCTCAGCTACGACCTTCTCGTAATCATTGTGTTTGTTGTTTAATTTATTAAGCAACTCACCTTGCTCTTTGACCTTCTTCTGGTAACGAGTTAGCTTGATTTGCATCTTCGAGTAGTTTTCTAACACTCTAAGCACTACTCTTTCGTAAGGTACATCATTATTATACTTAGTTTCTTGCATTCTTATTTTCCTTTCTTTTATTACGCACCACCTCAGCTTGGCAAGCTTTGCAACGATGCTTGTAAGACTTAGAGAATTCACTTATCGGCTTCTCGCAACCACATATCTCGCATTTACGCATTCCTTCAAATAGAGGCTGCTTTATAACCGTTGCAAGAATACCATCCCGTCTTTCCCATTCTTCGTTAGTTTTCATCCATTGAAGGCAAGGTCTATTTTTTGGCATTGTTAAGGCTGAAACAAGTCCCAACATTTCATCATATCCAAGATGATTACTATGTCTGTCTCCTTGCCATACATCAAAACCGAAATTACCATCTTTCTTAATTATAATATCTTCCATAATTAATAATACTTTTTGATTTTATCATAAACACCATATTCTCTTTCAATATCAAGGCAAAGCTACTTCACCCCTCCTGTATTTCTCCCAAAACTCTTTATCGTACTTAAACCCTTTCCTAAACCTATATCCGATTGTATTCCCTTTCTCAAACCTAAACTTCTTAGAGCTTGATTTGGATATAATGGTAGCAATCTTCATAGAAGATAATCTATACTCATGTAACCATACGGCATCTTTTCTTAACCCAAGAGACATAGCCTTATTCTTAACTGTCTTGGTTTTACAACAGAAGATTTCAGCAATTTCTTTATTTGTACGAAAAGGAAACAATCTAATAAATTTCCGTTCCTCCTCCTCACTCCAGTGACGACAATGCCCTGAATAACGGATTTCACCATACTTAGCGATAAATCGTGGTGATGCAGGTTTAGCTCCATTCTCTTTTAGTCGCCGCCGTATTGTTTCATAAGGTATGCATACCTTTTCACTGATTTCGGGTATGGTAAGCCCCTGCGCGTACAGAGCTAACAATCCATTATCTATAGAATGAGGATATTTTAGTACACAACACCCTTTATTACTTACTCCCATGCCAATGTTTTTAATTGTTCGATATTCTGATAAGAGATTTTGCATTTCTTATTCTCGTAGAAACCATCTTTAGCAAGAGCATTCCATAGAGCATTAAGACAGATGCCAATCTTCTCTTTATCGTACTTTAAATAAATCTCTGGGCAAGTAAGGAAAGGTTCAGGCTTTTTGTCTTTTAACTGAACCACAACAACCCTTTTTGCTCTTGTTGGCCTATCATTCAATCCTATCATGTATTCACCTCACTTTCTATCTGCTTCTGCGATTCACGGATAAGCAAGTCAAGCACCTTGCTAATAATGTTAGGGTTCTTCACTACATAAGTTCCCACATTGGTTACGAGGTCTACTTTTACCACCATCCCGTTATTACGTAAAAGCTTATATTGAGTATTCAACTCTTTAATTTTATCCAACTCATCCATATAAAAATACTATTTACCATTATACGCAAGCATATACAGCCTACGATGCTCTTTATGAGCATTGTACCAAGCTTTGGCTCTTTCGATGCAAGCTTCACGATGCTTCTGATAGTAGGTCTTGCCGTATTTACTTCTGCGCATTTTACGTTCAACTTCTGTCATAGTTTACTTAATAGAGCGGAAGGAGATACTATAGAATAGACCTCCATCCGCAATTATATATTTCACAGCTTAAAAATCACAAGAATGGCGAGCGGAGTACCCTTCGGGATAATAAGATTACGGGAGCGTGAGCCAAAGTTTGTCTGCTCCTGTATCATTGTCTCGTTATTAATTGAGAGTACGAGCCTTACCTCTTCCTTCTCCCCTACCTGTGTAGAAATCACATCAGAGTGCTGTAAACGATAATCTGATTCAGTAGGAAGACCATAAATTGCATTGGCTGTGATTGGAACAATCAAGCCACGATAACCCTCTCTGAGAGTAATACCCATATTTACAGGGATTCGACCTTTACGGGATTCAATATCAATAGGAGCGTAGATAATGAACGAACCATTATTGTCAATAGGGGAAGGAACTCCATCCTCTATTTCAAAAGGAAGTTCATTTTCTTTCTCATTCTCTTCAACTTGCTCCTCACTTTGCTGCTGAGCCGCATTTTCTTGGCTCTGCTGAGCGTTCTCATTCTCCATAGGCATATTATTGCCATCTAAATTTAAAGGCTGTTCTACGCCATTTTTCTTAGGTCTTGCCATAATTTACTCCTCCTTCTTTTCTTCGTTAGACTTCTGTTCTTTCTCCTCCTTTGTCTTATGTTCGAAGACATCGTACACGTTGGTTTTGCTGAGACCGATGATTTCGTAATCGATAAGCGTCTTGCCCATCACCTCATCAATGTTACTGATTGCTCGGTGCATAGATTTTGCCTGTACAAGGTAAGTCACGTTGCTACGCTTCTCCTTGTTGGTCTTATCGTCATAGGAAATGAATTGCAGTTTTGCTTTATACCAACAATCATCATCATCCTTATCAGAAAAGAACACTTCTCTGTACGAAGCCTCTTGCATCGACTTAACCTTGAACTCACCGCTAATATAAGCAGCCATTTCCTCTGTGATTGCACTCTCACCTTCCGTAAAGGATAAGGCATCAATCGCATACTTTTCGGTCACAGATTTCTCTGAACCATCTTCTTGGGTCTTCTGGTAGCGGATTCCTACCTCAAACCAATTACTCGTTCTACTACGCATATTTCTAATAATCTAAAACTAATTTAAAACCATTATCTAAGAGTATTCTTGCTCAGAATGGTAAATCATCCAAATTCTGCGTTTGTGCAAAAGGTGCATCGCAAGAAGAAGCCGCATTCTGATTTTCAAAAATTACAGGCTTTAAACCACCAAGGATAGGTATCGCCTTTTTCTCCTCATCTGTCATTTTCTCACGAACCTCTTTAGGCAACGACTGCTTAATTATGTGAGTTTCGTCATACTTAGGGTTCTTTAATTCCCAAGCTGTAAGGTCGAGATAAGCAGCCTTCGGTTGATTATTATCATCTGTTGTAACGAAGATACTATTATCTTCGATAGGAATAACCACACACCGAAGCACCTCGGTTCGACCTTGGATTTGCATTATGCCAGCTCTTTTGAGCTTCAGCAAGTTTAATTTTCCGTTAAAATCTGTCATATTATATATATTTAAAAAACATAGCCCCAAGAGAGGGAATCGAACCCTCGCCAACCTCCGCTTATTAAGAGCTGCTTATTACGGAGTATCTTCGCATATATTCTTTAACACAGTAGAATAAATGAACTTTATATATTCACCGCTTTCCTTTAGGATATGATAAGAATATCGGTATCACTACCATACAGCCCACGCACACCCGTACGATTGGTTTTCCTTGGAATAAAAAGCCCTACCGCCGTAGGGCAAAAAGATGAAATTTTTCAAAAATAACCTTTTAAAACTTACCTCACGGCAAGATTTATCTGAATAGAATAATTCTTCTAAGAGAAAGAGCCGACACCTCACGGCGGCTTTATGGCTCTTCAAAATCGACTTTCTTATGATTTCAATATTCAATCTTATGTAGTTATATTTTAAATCAACTTATTCTGAATGAAGCTACTCATTGCCAAGTTCTGTGAAAGAATCATTGGCTGGTCGAGCTGAGTTGACTTATACATATCGGTAGCCGCATTGTATAAATCCCAAGCGGTAACAATATTGCGCTCGTAGTAGGCAATCATCATTTTCTCGGTCAAGCGACCAATCTGTGCTTGATTGAGAGGAATGACTTGAAGATTGCGAATGCCCTTGTATTTCGTCTCAGCAGCAACACGAAGCGAGGTCAGCATACCGATGATAGTGAACATTTCCTGTGCCTTAATCTCACGATTCTTCATGCGCTCAATCAGTTCATCGTTGGCATCAATGATACCTCTCAGATTGGCGAGCCAAGCGTCAGCACGTTGAAGAAGCTCATCGAGCTTGAAAGCTCCTCTTCCGCTATTGAGGTCTGAGTAAGTAGCAGCGTAATGTTCAGCACTAAGCATACATTGATTGTGACAGATAACTACGTTTCTACCGATACCTAACTGAATACCCTTCTGATGGAATGATACCGCCATATTGGTTGTAATCTCATCATTGCCCTCTCCTTTATCAAAGTCACGCAAGCGAATATTACAGAATACTCGGCGAAGGATATGAGCCTCTACAGCTCTATCACCCATCAAAGCTTCCTTTTGAGGCAAACGGGTAACACCTGGAGTATTGCGGTCTTTGTTATTCGCCGCAAAGAGGTCGTAAATCTCAGCCTTATAGCCGTGCTTCTCACACAAGTCTTCCACCTGATGAATGAGGTCAAAATGATATATACCCTTCAAAGGCTTTCCGTACACATCATTCTCTTTCTCGGTGCGTTCAAGCTGGTCGATTGTCAGAATCTGTACCTTAGATGTTTCGAAATCCAAGAACTGATTCATATTATCACTCTTCAACTCTGGCTGCTTTGCAACCGCTACTTCATTTACTCTTGGCTGTGCCATCAAATTCATTGCCATTGTGTTCATTGTTGTATCTCCTATTTTTTAATACATTAAACAAAATAATTATTACTATATATACTATTAATCTTCAATATCATTGAGAACCTCCATGTGTTGCGTTTCTCCTACCAACTCAACATTCTGCGAAAGGTTCTTTGTGCTAAAGAATACCCATTTAGGTATGATGCAAAGATTATAGTTGCTATCTAAAGCATCATCCTTGATAATTAGTTTAGACTTAGGTACGAATACCTTAGTCTTACCTTCTTTGTCTTCAAAGAGAAAAATCTGAGCATTCTTTGACTGCTCCATCATTTTATCCTTGCGACAACGGAACTTAACTAATGTTGTTACTATCTCCATATTACTTCCTTTTTTAGTAAGCGAGCCAGATAACAGCATACGCTAAAATAATTCCACTAGCGGCGAGCATTGCTGCTTGTACCGCATCTTTTACATCTTCGGTTCTCCAATTACATGGATTCATCATGTCTTTTTCTTTTTTCATTTTTCGTATCTCCTATATTAGTAGCAGGGTGGTTAGCCCTGCCGTTACCTT